TAATCAAGATGCAGGTGTATCTCAATCTTCTAATGATACTGGTACTGGAGGAGGTACTTCTGCGGGTGGAACACCTCAAGAAGAAGCTACTCCAACGTTTGAAGCTCCAGATAATACTATAGGGGATCTTGCTAATATGGCCGCTGTAGGAATGGCTTTAAGAGATAAACCTGATTACATGAAAAATCCTGAGTTAGTAAAGCCAGGAGTAGTTGTAGCAGGAAGAGAAGCTAAAGTAAATATGGATAGAGTAGATAACTCTGATTTATTAGCTAGAAATGCTTCTGACGCAAATGCATTAAATAAAGCTATAGAAACTTCAGGTGGAGGCTCTAGTAATATTGCAAATAAAATAGCTGCATTTGCTAAAAAGAAACAAGCAGATAGAGAGATTAAGTCTGATCAAAATAGAACCAATGCGCAGATAAGTAATCAGGAAACAATAAAGAATGCAGAGATAGGTGCTAGAAATGTATCTAATGCTCTTAGCGCTAGTGATACTAATGCTAGAAATATATTAGCAGCAGATACAACTAATACACAGAATAAAATGGTTGTAGATGAGTTTAATAGAGGAGCTGACGCTGCGACGTTTGATAGAAAGTTAAATGCTGTAGAAACTGCCGCTGCTAATATTAATCAAATATATCGAGATAAAGCTCAATACGCTTCTAACGAAAGGGTTGCTCAAGCTCAATCTGGTAAGACAGGTATATACGAAAGAGAGCTTATGACTTCACTACTTAATAAATTAAACAACAATGGCTAATAAATACAGTAAATATACTTTAAGACCAGCAGTTAGTAATTATGTAGACCCTGGATCTGTTAAAGTTAACGAAATATTAAGAGAGAGATACGATAAAAATAAAGCACAAAAAGATCTCTTAGATAGAACTCTTTCAGGCATGAATGTAATGCAAGGAGATCAGTATTTAATGGAAAATGCTAAAACAGATATTCGAACTCAGTTATCTGAAGTTGTCTCTTCTGGAGCTTATGAAGACGCTGGACTTGCAATACAAGAAGCTATAACTGGATTAGCAGGGGATAAAGGAGTGCAAGCTGCACAGAAGTCATATGAAAACAGACAAAAAGAATTAGAGTTTATTACAAAACAGCGCCAACAAGGAATTGAAATTTTAGATTTTGGAAAGTTCCAAGGAGAAGGGCATAAATCTTACACACAAAACGAAGATGGCACATTTGCAACTAATATCTATCAACCGTTAAGTGAGAGTAAACTTGAATATGGGGAAAAGATGAAAACTCTTTTTTCAAATATGAAAGCTAATTCTTGGGGTATAGATCAAAATGATGTAAATGGCGCTGTAAATAGAATGTATGGAGCTTATCTTAATTCTAGAGAAGGTAGCCAAGATTTTAGAAGATTAGTAGAGTTAGAATACGATGAGACTATACCTTTTGAGCAAAGAAAAGAGATGGCTAAAAAAGATATAAAGAATCGTTTAAATGCTTTTGCAAGTAATCATTTGCATACTAAACAAACTAAACCTAAAGAGCCTACTAAATATCAACAAGGACAGCTAGACTTATATGAGCAGATGATGGGAGCAAAGCCATCTATAAATAAAGCTGGTGTAAGTTTTGATGCAGGTCATCAAATATCTGCAATGACAGGTGAAACAACAACTTTAGCAACAATGTCTTCTTTAATATCACATGTTAAAAATGGTGATATGAAAGCAGCTAGGGATACACAAATAAACCATAGAAAAATAATAGATCGTCTTGAAATAAATGGACATGTTTCTCCAGATCAAGCAAAATTATATAGAGAAAAAAATATAGAATTGTTTGAAGTAATGAAAAATGCAGATTTTTCACAAAACAAATCTTTAGCTGTAGAAGCTTATCTTAAATATGCTACTACGAAAGTTCCAATTGGAGATGGTTCTACGTTAGATCCGTATATGAAGAACGCTAAACAAGAATCTTTAGAGTTCCTTAAAAAAGGATTACCTATAGGAGCTGGTAGCTCTTTAGGTAGTAAATTACTTAGAATGCCTTTAGTGTCTAAAAGTATTTGGGCTGTTACTGCAGGTCTTTCTGTAGGTTATGGGGGATACAAATTAATAGAAGGAGGTATAGGTAGAGCTTTTGACCAACGAGGTAATGTTCGTGGATTTATGAATCCTGAATCTGAAGACAGCTTTGGATCATACTTAGGGTTAGATACAGAGATGGAAGATTTAATGCAGAATCTTTCAGATGTAGATCAAATTAACAGAGTCTTTGGTTTAAAAGGTGAAGACGCATTAACTCCTCAAGATACAGATCTAATAAAAACTATAGGAGCAGACTATCTTACATACATGCAAAATGATGGAGATATAATAGATGAGATAATGGATGAAAATGGTGGTGGAGCTGTTGATTACGCTGTAGAAATGCCAGACATTAGTACAGATAATGGTAAAGCTGGTGCAAAAATGTTAAACTACATTATGGATAATGGAAGTATAACTGACTATAGAGTTATGGAGTTTCCAGAAACTAGCGACGAATGGAAAGATCTTACTAAAGATGGTACTCAAGTAAGTACTAAAGGCTATATCTCAAAAGGTATTGTTCCTGCATCTTTAATGTTTAATACTCCTACTAGATTATCTGTTATACGTCCAGGAAAAGGAAAAGAGGGAGATAAACAAATGATCTTAGAGCCAAAAATAGCAGAAGGGGCTGCAGGATTAGAAACACTTGCAGGTCAATTTGGTAAAGCTACAGGTAATTTACAATATGCTGTGATTGAGAATGCACAGCAAATGCTACAAGACAAAGTTAGCCCTGATATAAGTCAAACAGCTGACGCTGTGATGCAATCTACTTTGTTAGTAGCTCAACAAGCTGGGTTAAAAGAAGATGCAATGATTATACAATCGTATAAATATGCAATGAGGTTAGTTTTAGGTGAAATGGGTAAAAGTTTTTATCCTTGGAAAGCAAGTATTGATGAGGATTATGCAGCAGTAGCAACTAACGTAGAATACGATCCAAAGACTGGAGCGCTTACTGGTATGGATGAAAGACAGCGAGCAAATTACGAAGAAATACTAGATCAAAGAATATTTGGTACATTTGAAAAGATAAATGGAAAAAATACTTTAGTTGAGCCAGGATTTGTACATAGATCAGATATAAAACTAAGATAACATGGCAACAGAAGAACCAACATTAAGTTTATCGGATTATTTAGTTACTCCGGAAGACATCACTAATGCGCAGCTTAGCGGTAATAATATGCTTGCAACGCCAAGCCAAGTTACAACTCAAGAGCCTAATTATGAAATGGAAAAGCTTGCTTTAAAAAAAGCAGGAACTAACCGTACGTTAACAGATGCAGAAAAAAGCTCTGGAATGTTAAACCCTTTGTACGGTACTAAATTAGACGGAGTTAAAGTTGAAGATTATGCGGATTACATAGATAGACCTTTCTCTTTTGTGTCTGATGACGCGGATGAGCTTAGAGCAGCAAATCAATCTACTGGAGAGAAGCTGCGATATGGAGCCACTAAACTTGTAAGTAGTGTTGGTACAAATATTTTAGGATCTACAGTAGGGTTAGTATACGGAGGTGTTGCATTCTTAGAAGGAATGATTAATAAAGATTCTAACACAGCTACTAAAGCATTTTTTGATAATAATTTTCAAAGAAGTTTAGATGGGGTTAATGAGTGGATGGATAATAAACTTCCGCATTATTATACCAAAGAAGAGCAAGAGTATGGATTTCTTCAAAGTTTGGGTACTGCAAATATGTGGACTAATGATTTTGCTCAAGGGCTATCATTTGTTATTGGAGCTGTTCTGTCTGAGGGACTTACAGCAGGTAGAACTAGTTCTTTGCTTAAAAACTTAGCTAAAAAGTCTGGAGTTAAAGGTAAAGATTGGCTTAAAAACGCAAATAAAAATAGCGATTTAGCTGTAAACGCTGTAGCAAGATCTAAACAATTACAAAATGGTTTAACAACTATTCGTCAGTTAGGTACTGGTGCTATGTACGAGTCTGGGGTTGAAGCAAGACATCATTATGATGCTACATTAGAAATGTTAATAGACGCCCATAAAGCAGAGCATAATAATAACCCTCCAACAGATCAAGAGATGGCGGCTCTAGCTGATATAGCTACTAAATCATCTAATGCTGTTTTTGCAGGAAACATGGCTTTAGTAGGTTATGGTAATTTTATGCAGTTTCCAAAGATATTTGGTAAAGGTCTAAACGGCACTAAGCGAGCAATGGCTGGTAAGATTAAACAGCAAATTGTAGATAAAAAGAAAATTTATTCTGAAGTATTTAAAGATTTAAGCAAAGGTCAGGTAATGACTAGAAAAGCTTGGAAATTAGCTAGTGTACCTTTGTATGAAGGATTTGTAGAAGAAGGGGGCCAAAAGTTATTAGATCTTACAGGGCAAGGATCAGCAGAAGAATTCTATTTATCTAAGCGTAATCCAGCAGTTCTGGATATGCTAGGAGAAATGTTAATACAAACTGAAGACTCTTTTTCTGATGTGTATGGCTCTAAAGAAGGGCAAAAAGAAATTGGGATTGGACTTATTTTAGGTGCTTTGGGCTTACCTGGTAGAGTAAGTACTAGAGGAAAAGACGGGAAACTAAAGAAAAAAATACAAATGCAGGGTGGTGTTTGGGATACAATGCGTGACATGAAATCTCAACAAAAAGCTATTAGTAAACTTAGAGAACGTTTAGAAAAAGATCCTACTTTTTTAAGCGCGTTTAAAAAGAACTATGATACTATGGCGAGAGCTACTGATAATCAGGATATTACTGATTACGCGTCTATCATAGATAATCCATTTATATCTCAAAACGCAGAGCATGATAATGTGTTTAACTACTTGCATTCTAGAATGGAAGCAGGATTTGAAGCAGACATTTTAGATGATATACAGAATGTAAGAGAGATGTCTGCTGAAGAGTTTAGAAATGCGTTTAATTACAATGAAGCTAATACATATTCAGATAAAGAGCTAGAAGCTCGTAGAGATAATATTGCATCTGCTTTAGAGGCGAAATTAGAATCTGTAAAAGAGACTATGGATGTCATGGATCGCTCGTTTATTAATTGGTCTGCTGAACAAAAAATGGCAGCTGTACATGCATTATCTGTAGCAAAAGACTCTGATATGCGAGAGGACGACCTTATTAGTAGAGCTGAAGAAATTATAGGTGCTCCTTTAGCAACTGATGTAGAAGCTCCAAGAGAAGAAACAGATGCTAGAGAACAGAAGGATACTGAAAATAGACTTAAAAACATATGGTCTAGGTTTAGTAAGAAGCATATGGAAAACATTAACAATTTGCCTGAAACGCAAACTGTTAAACAAAGGTTAGGAATCAAAGAGTTTTCAGATCCAACTCATTTAGAAGAGCTTTTTAGAGAGATTACTATAAATGCCATGAATCTTGAAAATCAAATTGAAGAACTTGGGCATAATGATAAAATAGATAAATACGAAAAGGACAGTAAATTAATAAAGTTAGCAGCAGACAAAAAGAAATTAGATGTTAGAAGGTCACAATTAATGAAAGATCTTAATGAAGGTCTTGACCCTAATATTGGAGGTGCGGAGCAACAAATACTAGATGACTGGAAGAAGAAAGATCCTACAGGATACGCTTCTAGTGCTCAAGAAGTAACTCAAATGCTAAAAGATTTACGTAAGCTTAGAGCTAGAAGACACCGTGCAATTAACATGTACAATCAATTACTAGAAAAAAGAGATGTTGGCGCAACTTTATTTAGTGAAGGGCCTTTACTTACTCCTCCACAAATTAGATTGCAGCAGATTGTGCAACGTGAAGCTTCAGAGAATAAAGCTTTATTTGAAGATGATCCAAAATTGCATGACCTTTATCGTAGATTTAGTGATCAAACAATTGAGTTTGAATACACTAAAGAAGGGGATACAGAACCTACTCAATACAGAGTTTTTGTAGAACGTAAAGATATAGAAGACGGTAACGCATCTGTACTAAGACAAATGCCTACTCCAGATATAATTAAATTATCTATTCAAAAACAAGCTTTAGAAGATAGAAAGGCTAGATTAGAATCTGTAATTAAAAGGTTAGCGGATGCTACTACTACTTCAGATTATTCTGAGGCGCAAACAAACTTAGCAAATATAGATATACAGTTAGGAAACATTACTGCAACTTTAGAATCTAAACAGGTAGGTAAAACTCTAACATTAAATTTATTAAATAAAGCTTCTAATATTAAGGTTATTGAAAATTCAGCTTTAGTAAAAGAACAAGTTAATCAAGCTGTAGATTTAGTAAATATTGAATTAGAGTCTAATCTACAAAAAGCAAATAAAACATTATCAGGATTAAATAGTAAACTAGCTTTATTAACAGAAGCACTAAAAGACCCAACCTCTGTAGAAGCAGGTCAGACAGAATCTTTACGTGCTGATATTGATATTTTAAATGAAGCGATAGTAGAAGTTAAGCGAACAGTTAGTGAGACAAAAACTAATTTAAAAGTTCTACAAAGGTTTGAAGGTAAAGTAAGTACTATTACAACTATGCCGCAAGCAGAGCAATTAATGAATAGTATTTATGAGAGCTTATTTAATTTTGATAAAATTGGCGAATACAAAGAAGTATATGAGCTAATAAATAAAAGCTCTGTAAAGAGTTTAATTATGACATCGATTGATGGTAAGCCTAGCTTAGATAATGATAAACTTCAGAGATACGCAGAAATATTAAGAGATGGTAGAGATGTTACTACAGCAATCTTAACAGAGTTTGAGCCTAAGATAGCAGATTTAGAATCTTCTTCTGCTGCTCTAAAAGAAACTATAGAAAAACTATCTGAAAAAATAAATGAACTTAAACTTGAAGAAGGTAAACTAGTTGATGAATTAGAAGAGACAAAAAATCAGTATGAAGAGCAACTAGAAGAAATTGCAAACATAAAAGCTATGTTTAAAGAAGAGCTTCTAAATGTTCAGCGCGGCGTTAATTCTATTGCAGATGTAGCTTTTTCTTTAAAAGATAATTTATATGCAATTAAAGCTTTAATAGACAGTTATAAAAATCCTAATCTTAAAGAAGAGTCTTTGTCTGGTTACCATGACACTAATATGATGGCTCTTACTCCTGATGAATTTTTAAATAAAGTTGGTAACTCTAAAAGCAAAAGCGTATTACACTATAGATCTCCTATAACAAAACACGGGTTCTTAAAAACTGCAGGCTCTAACGTTGCGTCATTAAAAACTATACAAAGATTAGAAAAGCAAGTAAATGAAGGAACTCCTTTAGATGCTGAGCAGACTAATGAGTATAATTTAGCTAAATCTGCAGCAGCGTATTATAAATTTACTTCTGAAAATAATTTTAATACAAGAAAATATAAAGACGGTAAAGGAGACTTTAGTTTATTATTAGTGAATAGACACAATTTACCTAGTGAGCTAAAATCTGACTTAGTATTTTTTGATGAAGGAAAACATGTATTAGCTCCTGCTACTACTGGAACTATAAAGCAAGAGAATTTAGAAGACATTAAAGCAATTGTATTAAATAAAGATGGAGAGCCACATAAAGTAAATGGTGTGATGCTTTATACTTCTATACCTACAGCAGAAGTGTTTGAAACAAAACAAACATCTGATGGAAGATCTATTGAGAGATATAAGTACGGGGAGGCCGATCTAATAAGCCCAGTAGAAGAAGAAATTATTGATGAAGAGGGATACACAAAGACTGTATTTACAGGAGAGCTTACTCCAACAGCTAAAGCTAGAGTTAAAGAGTATACAAAATTACGTACAGACCTATTGACTGACCCACAGCCAAAAATACGTAAGATTACTCAGAACAGTTTTGCAATGGTTAACAAAGTGAATGGAGATAATATTGGTAGACCAAGCAAAACATTTAAAGGTAATACTTCTAATATTGATTTAAAAGTAAATATGAAATCAGGTTTATCTATATCTGGTAGATCTTATAATTTTAGTGCTGGTACAGTTGTAGCAGAAGCTGCAGGTAAACCTGTACCAATGTATGGTAATTTTTTAACAGACAAGTATCAAAAAAATGTACTTAATCTTTTAAAGCTGTATGCAGTTAATCAAAAGAAATATCAAAACAAAGAAATAGATTATGCACAATCTCAATTAGTTGAGCCTACTAACCCAAACAGTAAAAAAATTACTCATGTTTTACAAAATTTAGTATTTTTTGGATTAGAAACTCAAAATAGAGGAGAAAGAAAATTCTTTGTGTCATCAGCAGAAGAGAATGGTACAGTTTACTTTGGGGATTTAAAAATAGAAACTTCTAAATTATTAGATCCAGGCAATAATAAGGATTTAAATGATGACTTAAAATCTTTTATAGGAAGCCTTAGACATAATGTAAATGCTTACACTTTAAAAGCAGATCAAGGAGCAAGAGCTAAAGGAAAACAAAAAGGTACTTACGCTGCAGCTAGAAAAGAATACGCTAAAAGAGTAAAGAATAATAAAGAAAAACTAGATAAATGGGAATTAGCTAATGCGTATAGAAAGTCAAATGCAAAAGTTGAGTATGAAGGATATGTAGAATACACTGTTAATGATGATCTTACTGTTTCTAAAACTGACTGGGCAAATTACACAGATTATCTATTAGGTGATGGTACTGCTGAGTCTAGAAGATCTATACCTCAAGAAATACCTTTATACTCGTATTTAAATGATTATGTGTCAGAAGATAAAAATAAATCTTATAGTACTCCACAGTTCTTAAATACATATTTACAGTATGAAGAAGGGTATGATATAGGTAAAATGACTAACTTAGAAGATTTTAAAAAGACAAATACTGATGACACTTCAGATACTGAAACTACTACTGAGACTACTACTAATACTGAGTCTAAACCGCCTGAAGAGAGTGGTGCAGATATAGGAGGATTAAAAATAATGTCAGTAGATGATTTAGCAGATTTAATGGGAACTAGTGATACAGAAGGGTCTAGTAGTGCAGATATATCTTTAAATGATATATTAGGCTTAGATACTAAGCATGATTCTACTCCAGATGATAACGCAGAATGCATATAAAATAAACAAATGAGTTGTATAAATAGTATAAATACAGTATCTGCAAGCGATGATAGTTATGCAATTACTGAAAAAGCAATACAAGACAAAGCTCCTAGAAATGCTTCAGGGGAATTAATTTACTCTGCAGATAAAGTGGGGTCTTTTATATTGGGAACTACTTTAAATAGTCAAAAAGCAATTAAAGATGTACTGTTTAACGAGTCAGCCGAGAGATCTTATGTATATGAAAATTCGTTTAACAACGCTTTAGTAAAATTATTATCTGAAGAAGAGATAAACTCTCTGCATGATGAGGTGCGTACAGTAGAAGGTAAAGCTAAAATGTATAACGATAAGTATGTGCAGTTTGATAAAGCTACAAAGCTTGAATTAAGCGAATATATGTCTTCGCAGTTTTTAGACTATATTGCTTCTAATCAAGCAGTTGAGGATTTAACTCCTACTCAAGAAAAAGTATTTGAGTTTTTATATAAGTTTTATGATAGCTTAGAAAATAATGTAGATATGTTTAATGCTACGTCTTCAGGTAGTATAGCAACTGTATTAACATTAAAGTTTGATCGCCGACAGACAGAAAAGAATGGTAAAATGGCTCAAGCTGGAATATCTCCTCAAAGATTGCAATTTACAAATGAGGGTATGGCGGCTTTATTTATGGATGCTGTGTACGCAGATTCTACATACTCAGGTGAAACTCTTAGTGAAGTTTTAGAGTATGAAAATCCAGAATATTTTAATAGTTTGTATGGTACACCTCAAGGCTTTGAAGTATCTAACTTACAAGACCCTACATCAGTTTTTGATGAAGTTATTGCGTATTATATTTCTCAATATAAAGATCTACACGCTTTAATGCAAATGTCTACAGGACGTAAACAAGAAATGCTTGCTAATGAAATGAAATCTATAGGTATACTTATAGGTATTTCTGGTACCGGATTAAATGTGCAGTCAGGATTGCTAGCTCAAAACTGGACTGAACTTATAGATTCAAATGTTACATTTCTTAAAAAGTATGAAGTTGATATTAGTTTAGAGAAAGTAGGATTAGATGACGTAGGGCTAGATCAATTAGTTGAAGAAATTAACTCTAGAGATAGTATTGGTATTACAGCAGATCATCAAATCAGTCCTATTAACAGAATGAGTAAAGAGTTAAAACTCTTATTAAAAACATTACCTGAAGTAGATTCAAGAGCAAAAGGCGGAGGATATACATTTAGTACTAATAAAGTAGGATTACCAAGATTAGCTGATTTTGGGCAAACTTTATCTGTTTTGTATCGATTGACAGCAAATAAATCTAGTTTAGATTCTAAAATTGAAGCAATTGTAAATCACATTAGAGATGAAAAAGATTTAAAATTCCAAGTTCTTTTAGATAGACTTTCTGTGGGCGATGGAATTATTGGGGAGCAAACTGCTACAACAGGAGAGTTATTGTTAGAATTTAATACGGCAATGAATAACGCTGAGAATTCTTACACTCTAATGCAAATATCAGATTCTGGAGCACGTAACTTAATAAACGCAAACAATGATTCAGATATGCGTATTGTTAAAGATAAGTGGTCTCAAAACTTTAAACAAAGAGTAAGATTTAAATATGGTAAAGTACAAGATGGTACTTTTGTACTAGATTTAAGTAAAACTATAACTACACAGTTAGGAGATAAACGTTCTTTAGAAAACCTATTTAAAAAAGGTCCTAATGATGTATCACAAGCTTTTGAATATTTATCATATTTAGGTATTGAGTTTACTAATCCAGCGCTTGCAATGCAGCAAGTAATGGATGTAAACGAAGGAGATGATTTTAAAGAACTTACGCACAACTTACTTAAATATTTAGCAGAAGGAGAAAGTAATATAGCTGAGTTATATAAAGAAGATCAGAAAGGAAGGCTTAGAGAACTTATTGAGCTCCAACTAAATACATCTAAAGCTTTAGGGTCACTACAATTTAATGGGCCTACAGGAAAAATATATTCTATTTCCCAAAAAGGGTTTATAAATGTAATAGCAGATAGGCTAAATTCAGATCAAGAGCTATTTAATGAGCTAGCTATGTCTCCTACTATGCAGGGGTCTTATTGGGCAAGTCAAATGTACTCACCTGGTTCAAATATCCAAATGGAAATTGGAGTTTTAATGGGAACTGTAAATGTGAATAATGCAGACTCTAAAGACTATTCTAAAATGGGCCGCGGGGATATTACTTCAGCTCAAGTCTCTTCTATCCTAGATGGATTTGTTCCTTTAATTAGAACTGGAAACAAGAAACTAGAAAAAACTATAAGAGTAGGTAAACCTACTTATACAGAGACTAGAGTCGATATGGCTAATAGATTAGCTGGGTACTTACGTTCTGAAATTCTAACTGCGCATGCTATACGCTCTGGCGCAGCAAACAATATAAAAGGTATTGATAAAGATGGAGGTAAGTTGCAGATGTTTAATGATCCAAAATTCGCATCTATAAAGCCTATGGCTGAAAGCTTAATTGCTTCTCCTAATTTAGATATAAATGCAGTAGATGCGTTTGTATCGGATTTAAATACTATAAAACAGTTACGAGAATACATTGATAATGAAATATCAGATATTAAAGATGTGTTCCGTACTTATAATATCATAGGTAAAGACAATATTAATATTGGGTTAGATAATAATCAGCTTTCAGCAATAGCTAAAACAATTGGTGAGGTTGCGGGTGTAACATTAACTGATACTCTTGTTGATAAAGTTGCAGAACAATTTTTTATTATACGTCAAACTAGTATACATGAGCAATTTAAATTTTTGCTTGGGCACCCTGCAGTGTATGGTGATATATTTAAACGTACATCTGGTCTAGTAGGTCCTAAAAAATATCCGCCAGTAGATGTAGAAATTTTAGAATGGGCTCAACAAAATTACAGTAATAGAGGAAATCCTAATAGATTTATAGATGGTAAAGTTAGAATGGTAACTATGCAAGAAGTTACTGAAACGTCTGAGTATCTTGATGATTATAAGGACATACTATCTGTATTTAATCGAGAAGATCTTTACGAATCAATTGACGATGCTTATAGTGAAATGGAAATTTTTGATGGTGGAGGATTAGTACATATAGATTTCTACAGATTAGCTAGACGTTTAACCTCTTCTTGGAGCAAACAAGATGAAGCGGTGTATAATAAATTAATCGATGGGGTTGAAATTACCCCAGAAGAAGTTGCTTTATTTGACCCTTTAAAGCCTCAAGTTTTAGCACAAGCATTTGAAGATAAAATAGATTTACGATTATTTAACAAATTTGCACTTTTTCCAATACACCCTGGTTTATCAAAAACAGTTACTGATATAAATGATGGTAACGCAAATGTATTAGATGAAATGTATGCAGACATGAATAAGCATAACTTAGATTATATTGTTATGGAGTCTGCTGTAAAATTAGGAGCTAAAAAAGAAAAAAATACTAAGAAGTTTTCTAAATTAATTGATGACGTTGGTAGCTATCAACCTTTACAAAATTTAACTTCTGTGCAGGAATATGGATTAGAGTACTTTGGTATGCAAATGGATCCTAAAGGAAAATTTGGGCAATCTGTAACATTAGGTACGCAGAGTACATCTATGCTTCCTACTAATATTTTTAACAATGGAGTTGTTTCTGATGAATACGCAAATACAAAGTTCTCAGATACAGAAACATGGGAGCAAGCTATAGATCGGTATCACAATATAAATAAAGAATTAATTGCTCGAGAAGCTTCAACTTTAGCTTCAGAGCTAGGGTTTTCTTACACACCTAATGGTCAGTTCCAGTTTTTAGGAAGTAATCGTAAGATGCTTGATACTATTTTAGGTGAAATGACTAAACGAGATATACCTGAAAACGTGCAAGCTTCTATAATAGACTTGTTTAGTAGAGAAGTAACTTTTTCAGGACAACTATTTGAAAAAAATAAAATTGAAACGTTATTTAATGCTATTGTAACTAACACTGTTGTTCGTCGTAAGATGAATGGTAATATGGTAGTTTTACAGTCTAATTTTGGGTACGAAACTATGTCTAAAGCAAGAAAGCAAGACAAGAATGTACCTCTAGAAAGAAAATTAAAAAGTTACGGTAAAGATATTAATCCAGAAACTTTAAAAGGTAAATCTGCAGAAGAGATAAAAAGACTTAAAGCAGCTGCACCAACAACAGCTATGGAAGTATTTTTACCACATCAATATAAAGAGTTTTTAGGTCAAAATGTCCCACCGGGCACTAAAATTTCAGTAAAAGCGTTGCAAGCTGTTGGATTCCGTATACCTACGGAAGGTCTTAATTCTGTAGAATACATAATTATTAAAGATTTTTTACCTCAGCACGCAGGAAATACTATAATAGTACCTTCTGAAATTGTAGCTAAGTCAGGGGCCGATTTTGATATTGATAAATTAACATTGTATTTTCCAAATACTAAATACAATAGAAAGACTAAATCAATTGATGTTGTTCCTATGATTGCGGCATCAGAGGCGGGAGCTACTAAATTACGCCATCAGGATTTAAATGCCTACAAGTCTATTTGGGGAAAATTAATGCAAAACCAACCAAAAGAGCTTGCTAAGCAAATGACAAAATTAGATGCTCTTTATAGTAAATATGAAGTAGCAAAAGATTTAAAAGCAGAAATAGAATCTGATCCACAAGTACAACAGGTAAGAGCGTATATAAAAGAATTACGACAAAGATTTAAGAAATCGTCAGATACATTAGAAAGATCTAAGATTTCAGCAGAGCTTGATAAAGTTATCAAAGAGTTTAACAGTATACCAGCTGTGCAAGAGTCTAAAGATATTAATGCAGAGACAGAAGCTGAGCTTCTTAAAATTGATGCTGCTTTGTTAGAAGCAGGATTTATTGAAGAAGGAACTAAAGATATATTATCTATACAACCTAAAAAAGTGTTACAAAATGAAATGCTATTTTTTATAACGGATGTATTAAAGCACCCTGCAAGTTTCCCACAGCTAATTACTCCTGTAGGAGCTTACAGCTTAGCTCAAAAAGCAAAACAAATTGATGAAATAGTAAACCCAAGTCGATGGAAAAGAGAAAATGGTAAACTAATAGAAGCATCAAAAACATTACATGACAAGTTAACATTTGGTAATATAGTAGAAACTACATTTACAATGTACCAAACATTGGGTGGTACTGGTATTGTTGCTACTGGAATTACACACGGTGCTAAAGCTCAAAAAGCAGGATTAAAGTGGAATTCTACAGAAAAACGACCTATAAAATTTAATTTTAAAAACTACAATAGAGATTTTTCTTTATCTTCAACAAAATCTGCTAACTCTAACAGATATATTAATAATGAAATGCAGCAGTATATTACAGGATATGTGGATGGTGAAAAAGATCCGTTTGTAATGTATGTTAATGCGGGGCAAGAAGGTGCAGCAGTGCATATGTTGTTATTACGTAGTGGTATTCCTTTAGATGATGTTTTATATTTCATGTCTCAACCTATTATAACTGAGTATCTTGCTCTTAAAGGCACTGATCAAAGTATGATTATGAGAGCTAAAGGCGATTTTAAAAGTAATGAAGCTATAAAAAATATATTAAAAGCTAAGTTTCCAGGAGAGGCATCGACTGACTATGAATTTGATATAGAGCTTTTAGAAGAAATGTTACCTTTAAAAGCTGGCCAAATGAATTCAGCTCAAAATAGTTACCAGCTTCAAATTTTAGAAGATTATTTACGGTATAAAGAGTATGCAAACCAATTGCGTAATCTGCAAACTGTAAATGCTTATGATAAAACTAAATTAAAAAATGGAGCAGAAGTTATTTACTTAGAAGCTTTAGCTGATGTAGTAAAAGAAGATGAATATTTTGTAGATGATGTTGAATATGCTGAGGATGATTTACTAAAAAAGAACCCAATACCTGTTTTTAACAACAGGATTGTAACAGAATCTATGTTGGATCCTATTGAGAAAGTATTCCGAGGGACAGAAACTTTATTTAAAGAAGTAGATTTAAAGAATAGTAAACCAAAAATTAAAGAATTTTTTAAATCCTTTGCTAAAGATTTAATTCGACAAGGGAAATCTCAAGATGATATAGTTTACACAATAAATAAGTTTGATAATTTCATGCTTGCTGACATAACTCACGGCGCTAGAATTAATGGGGTAGAGATTAGAAATATGGCTAGCGAATTATTTAGAGGTAATCGTAGTTTACCTAAAGCTATTTTAAAACTTCAAAATAGTGGTGAGTCTAACAATTTAGTAATAAATAACTTATTGCCTATTTTAGATCCTCATCATCCAGCATCTTTTAAATCAACTACAGATAATCTTAAATTAGTAGCTAGAAAATATGATAGCTATGATTTAGATCAATTAACATTTGCAATGGAAGATTTAAAAGAAACTAATCCAGATATTTATAATGACTTGCTAGTATTTAGTATATTACAATCTGGGTTCGATTTTAATCCAAACGCATTTAAACAAATTATACCAGGAAAAGATATTTTAGATATTACAGAAGAGGCGTTTGCAGCTGTAAACAGAATGCCTAACTATGCGGTAGATCTTCCAACTGTATTTTCTAAATTTATAAGTAATAACTGGGATAATGGTAGAATTGTTAAACAGGTTTATTTAAATAAGAAAAAAGCAAAAGAAATAGAGAAAGACTATTTATCAGGAACGTCATATAAAGGTGAAAAGTATGTAACAGTGCATGCTAAGATTGAGGGACCTGAATCCGACGTATACCAAAGCAATTTTTATAGATTAGAACCAGTGCTTGATAAAGATGGAATTATAGATCTTACTAAATCAGGTTATAGAAGAGCACCTAAAATGGGTAAAAAGAATCAAATAATAGAAACAGGTAATACAAGTTTAATGCCTGCAAATATAAACCCTGTGCCTTACTCATTTGCTAACGTGTTCGATAAAACTGCTTCAGAAAAAATTATTTCTAGAGAAAAGACAATTCATTTAAGTACGCCAGAGTCAGAAATAAAACCTGGTAGATACGTTCTTAATGATGGCACAAAAATAAATGTCATATCTTTACAGAATGTAATAAAGATACAGACTTTAATGAATAACAAAAATTTACTAAAGTCTGCAGAAATTACAAATAAAACACAACTAGCTAAAAAAGCTGGGTTTAATGATTACGCTCATATGGCGGAAAATTTAAAAGGTTTTGTTAAAAATAGTTCCCCTGCTAGCTTGTTACAAATTCAAGTAGAAAAAACAGGATCAGCTATCTTTGAAGACGAATTTGCAGCTTTAGCTGATCTTACAAAAGAAGAGCTTTTAGAGGATTATACTCAACCTATTACAAAAAATATTAATGATGAATCTCAAAACTGTTAAAAATGGCGTGTAGAGTAGAAAGAAACAACGAAGGCCAAATAACAAGAGCTAATACTAAATACGGGCAAGAATCTGATTTGTATAATAAGCTTAACTCTGTGTTAGATGATCCTGATATTGCCTATGCAGCTTATTTAACTGCAGCAAATAAAGGTGCTTCAATGGGGCTAAGAAATGAGCCAGAATTTGAAGGAGGAGTTGTGCAGGATGTAGTAGAAGAAGTTGAGCGTAACTATGTTGCTTGGGATGCTATAGCTAAAGAATTAAGATTTACTGAAACAAATAGAGATCTAGCAGACTCTTTACAGCATTTTTTTGATAAAGCTAATATAAAGGTAGAGCTAATTGATACTTTAAAAAGCGAAGACGGTACTCCGCTAAGCGCCGTAGCCTTGGCTGATTTAACTAATAGAGTTGTGCAATTAGGGAAAGGCTCAGATATATCTGCATTGTCAGAAGAAGCATCTCACTTTTTAGTAGAAATGTTAAGAGCGGAAGATAATCCTTTGTACAAATCTATGTACGACAAGATTGAAACTTACCAAGAATACAAGCGTATAGCAAGTCCTGAAAGTTTTTATTATCAGAAGTATGGAGGAGATACAGACTTATTAAAACGAGAAGCGATTGCAAAAGTTGTTAGTAAGCATTTAGTTGATGGTAATGTTAAAAGCGAAAACAAAAGTAAAGTATCGCGGTTACAGCGATGGTTTGATAGAGTTATGGCTTGGCTAACTAAGAAAATAAATGTTATTACTAATGATCCTTTTACTGAAGCAGCGCTAACTATTGTAAATGATAATTTAGAACAAGTATTGCGTGCAGACCCTTCTAATGTTTTAATGTCTGGTACTTTTTATCAGCAGGATTCTTCAAAATCAATCCTAGATAAATTAAGAGAAGAGTCTCAAAATTGGGAAGAAGCTGAAGTAACTATTGCAGATGTTAGTGATAAAGATCTTAAAAAGTATTTTACTAAAGTAGCTGGAGAAGATCTAAAAATTAATCGATACATTGGAAAAGGAATTTATAAAGGGGTAACATTAAAAGTTAGGCCTTCCGATGAAGGGAGTCTTAAGTATGCAAATAAAAGTAAATCCAAGTATATTTCAGATCAAGATCAAGCAAGGTATGATCAAAATGCTAAAGTAAGAACAGAAATGGGAACTAAAGGCCACAAAGTTATGGAGGCTTTAATTAACAAACATTTTAATAATTCTAGGCAATCTTTAAATGATATTATGGCTAATGGTGCTGGATCTAGTTTTACAGCAAGCCAATTAAAAAAATTAAATAAATCTGTAGAATATACTAAACGACAAATTAAAGAGCAACAAGATGCTATCAATAAAAAGAATGGCACTAAAGGTGAAGCTACTGTTATTACAGAGCAATTTGTTGCAGATGCAAAATCTGGCGTAGGGGGTACTATAGATTTACTTGTAGTTTATAGTGATGGTTCTGCATCTATATATGACTATAAATTTAAATCTCCTAAGTTTGGTCAAGGTAAGTATAGTACTGCTACATATGGAACGCAAGGTAAAATTGAGATAACAGGAGATATGTACGCTCCTTCTTTAGAGAGTTACGATTTGCAATTAGGGCACTATAGAGATATTTTAATGTCAAAGTACGGAGTAACTAAAATTAGACAATCTAGAATTATACCAGTGTCAGTAGTATATGCTAGAGACAAGAAGACAGGATTTTTAAAAGATTCTGTAAATGACTTACAAGTGTTTTCTGGCGAAGATCTAGATAGCGCATATTTAGAGCATATTCCTGTAGCTCATGAGATGACAGAGAGCCAATCTATAAATGCAGTACTGTCTAAAGAATTTGCTAGATTTAGAATGCTTGCATCTAAATTAGAAAGAGCAAAATCAGATGAATATGATTCAATAAAATCTAGAATGTCTGTGTCTCGTAACATTATAAAGCAATTACAGCTAAATAAAAATGTAACAAACGGTTTAACAGAAGCATATAGAATTAAAAACAGAGCTGAAAAAGGCATGTTTGAGCTTGAAGAGTATATTACGGAGAATGGGAAAGAGATCCCAAATCCTAAGTATATAAGTGATGAGGAGCTTCGTCAGATGTATATAGAATTAAAACACTTCCAAGCTTTTACTACTTTACCGGATATTGTAAAGAGGCTTAAAAATAGTAAAAGTAAGCAAGCTGCTAAAATACTTGAAGAGATGACTAACGGAACTGCGCAGATAGGTAGAACTATCGTAAATCTAGAGCAAGTGATGTTAGATCGCATGGATGAAAAAGCCAAAAACAGAGGTATAAAGAATTTTAAATATAACAGAGCAGGTAGCGTGATGAATAAATTTTTGTCAGCAGGCTCTGTATCAGATCCTTACAGTAGGTATATTCATGAAGTTAACCAAGAAATGAAAGGAGCTATGATTAAGTATGAAAAACGTCTAGCTCAAGAAATTGCAGAAAAAGATGCTATACTTAAAGAATACGCTGAGTCTCAAGGCTTAACTTTGCAGGATGGGTACGAAATGCTTATTAATCCTCAAAATAAAAATCTTTATGCAAAGTACTCTCCGCAGTACTATGAAAGCAGAAACACTTCTTTTGAAAAAAATGATTTAATTTGGATGCAAAAGTATCACGAAATTAATGAAGATTATTATGCTAAGGAATTCAAAAATATGCAAGCAAGAGCATATCAAAGAATTCAAAAAGATTTTTCAGATAATAAAGAAAAGATTGCTAAGGAAAAAGCCAAATGGAATCAAAACTATGATGTCAAAAACTACAAAACAGCATGGACTGGAGTAGGAGGCAAGCTCTTTTTAAATAAAAACAAAACTGCAGAAGAATTTATTACCCCTGAGTATAGAAAAATAGCACAAGTTCCTGCATTAAAACAATATTATGATTTTCATCAAGAAAAAATAAAAGAGTTTGGTAAGAGGTACGGTAAAAATTTAGGTGCTACATTTATACCTAACGTACACAAAAGTTTAACAGACTCTATTCTTGAATCAGGAGATGTTCTTGGTAATATGTCTCAATCTTTAAAAGACAAATTACAGATTAGAGAGCACGATATGTCTTTTGGGTTATTAGATTTAGACGGAAGTCATATTAGAGAAATACCTAGATTATTTGTAGCAGAGCTGCGTAATTCTAAAGGTGAAGTAGATAGAAATTTAAGATCTACAGAATTAGGGAGATCTTTATATTTACTTGGTAGAGCTTCAATGGAGTATGAGCACAAAACAGGTGTAGAAGATGAGCTGTTAATGATTGAAACTTTACTTAGAGACACAGAACTTTTAAAGAATGTGAAAGAAGATACTACAGGTGGTACTATTAAACAAGCTTTTAATATGGTTCAACGTAATATCCAAAAAAATACAAACTTAGAGAAGTTTACAGATATGGTTGATAACATGTTGTACAACCGCTCTATAAAAACTGAAGACAAAGAGTTTACAGTTTTTGGTGAAAAATACAGTAGGAATAAAACGTTATTGGCATTAAAAGAATTTGCTAGTATTAATGCGCTAGGTCTTAGATCTCCTGTAGCAATAGGAGCATTAGGTGCAGGTACTATGAATGCTTATGGGCAAGCCGCTAAAGGAATTCATTTTACTACTGACCAATTAAATGAAGCTACAAAAATGATTGTTTCTGCAGATCCTAAAGTAAGAGCTGCGATGGAGTATTACGAAACAGCTGTATTAGATGTATCACAACGTAGAGGTGAAAAACTAGCATCTACAGTTAGAGGTAAGTATATGACGTCTGATCGATGGTTTGAGATGTTAGCTCAAGCTGATAAGTTAATTGATAGTGCAGTAACAGTTGCTATGATGTTGAATCACGGAGTAGATGAACAAACTGGTAAATTAGCAAGACTAAAAGATCTTCCTGAAGGGGCAAAATCATTGTTTGACTCAATGACGTTTGAAGAAAATGAATTATGGGGCCCAAATTCAGCTGTTGATAAATACAAAGTAAAAATAGATATTGATACAGATAAAGCTTATAATAATTTTAGAGCTCGTGTATCAAGAATGGGTAACAAAATTAAAGGTACAAATGGTGCCGGTGAAATAAATACTGCAAACATGAATCTGCTCACAAGATTTTTTATGCACTATAGATCTTGGTTACCAGGTATTGCGTATGAAAGATTTGGTAATCTGCGTATAGACCATGTTATGGATCATTGGGATCAAGGTACTTGGAAGAGTATGTGGAAAAATATAGGTCCAGATAAACAATTTGATGATTTCGGTCAAATTGTAAATACAGAATTAACTATAGTTGAAACTTTAGGTGCAGTAGGACAAGATCTATTAAAAATAGGATTAGATATAGCTACGTTTGGTATGACTAGTTCATACGAAATTAAAGAAGCTCGTGCTAGAGATGAATTTGAGTTGCATATCATAGACAATATAGAAAATGAAGAATATGCTTTTGAGGATGATGAAGCTAAAGAGGCTGCTTTTCAAAGGTTTATAGAAATGAAAAGAGGTAATATACGTGGAGCTCTTGCTGAGATTCGCCATGTAGTATTATTAGCTATAGCATGTGCTATGTTAGGAGCAGATTGGGACGATGATGGAAAAGTGGATATAAGACAATCTTTTGCAGGAAGAAAAGTTCATAATATATTAAATAGAGTTTATAGAGAGGTTGCTGTATTGTTAGATCCTAGAGAAATGACAGGGCCTAGAGCATCAGGATTACCTATTTTAGGGTTAGCAAACGGTTTAATTAGATGGTCTGATAATACTATTGACGAAATAGGAGATTATTTCTTTGGTGAAGATATGGGAGGAGATAAAGTAGATCGATTTCACTATAGTTGGCAATTTGTTCCTGGAGCAGGAGCGCTTGCAAAATTTGGAGAGTTTAGTAAACAATTTAAATACTCGACGTACTAGAGCGGGGCAAAACAAAAAGGGGGCGATTAAGCCCCCTTTTTTCTATCATCAAAATGTTTATGATTATTTAATACGTATTGAATAAACATTAAATTACACATTGCATGACCAATATGAGATTCACCACTTTCTTCATCTAAATCTTCTCCTTTTTGAAAAGCAATAATATGTCTAAATAGACTACCTAATAACTCGGTAATAGCTTGTCCTTTTTTCCAATTATCTTTAGAGTATTTAGTAGCTCCAAACATTAATACTTCAACCATAGGTTCTAAAGCTTCGAAATCAACTAATTCCCAAGCCATTTTACCTTCATTGAATCTATCTGCTGTTACTTGATCTTCAAATGGTCTATTTCTGTTATATTGTTCTAATAACCAATTTCTGTTTTGTGAACTTATTGATGCTAATAGCTTTTTAAAATCAGAAGTAAGTTCGTATTTTATAGAGTTTTGTGACATTTGTATATTTCTGGATTAAAAGTTTCGTCTTCAAAATTAATTATACTTAAAAGTTCTGCGTTTTCATGAAGTTTAACTCCTAATTTAAAGCTTAGTCGTTCTCTTCGTTTAGCATCTTTATAGAGGATTTGACCAATTTCACTATGACGTGTTAATCCATGAAAATCTAATATTTCCTGTTTGTAGCCTGTAGTTAATTTAGAGTACCCCCCTTTTAAAAACGATCTATAATCATCTTCATGCTTAGCAGGTATATCAAATACAAACATAACTGTTTGAGTGTCAGGGTCATATGTTTTTTTAAAGTTTGGGAATTCACTTAGTGTTTTCTCAAACTGAATAAACATAGGATCGCCTGACCATCTATATAATAATGCAATACAATAACTATCTGACTCAGTTGCAATAAAACAATTCATAAATAATCTATCCCAAAAGAAGTTCGATTTTGTCCCACCCAACATAGGAAAGAGAAAAGTAGAGGATTTAGTTTTCTTAGCGGTAGATAGTAAATACATGGTTCTTCCATTTATTACTTTCTGCTCGATAATATTAACTTTATACCTCTGCTTTTGTATCTCTAGAGTAAGCCCCAGCTCAATAGAGCTATTGGGGCCTTCTAGGGAGATAATCTTTCCATTATCAGTCTGGGGGATTAAATTTTTGGTTCCACCTGTAATACTGAATGATAATGCATTAGTAGGTGTGTAGATTAGTTTATCGCAAGTTACCGCCATAGCTCGGAGTCTTTATTGGTTTCAAATTTATGTAGCACTAGCTCTGGTAGCTTGATCCCGGTTTCTCTTTCGAGCTCCTCCTCAGTTTTGAGGATGTAGACCAATCTGAATGTCTCTGTAAATTTAAGAATTCCTTCGTGTATACCAAATTTTTCTATATATTTATTTAGTACAATTTTAGGATAATCTGCCATACATTCGTCATTCAACCATAGCGAGGCTGTCTTTTCACCAACTTTAGGTATTCCTGGTATCCCATCTGTAGGGTCACCCATAAGCATTTGCTTCCATAAGAATAGTAAGCCTTCCGCAGGGGTAGTCTCAATCCATTCCGCTGTTCGATAATTATAATGCCTGCCAGGAAGTTGTTTTAAAACA